CAAGTTTTAAGTACAGATGGTACTGGTGGATTGTCATGGATTACAGTATTAACTGGTACTCCTAACTATGCAAACTTTGCTGGTACTGTTGTAAACTCAAGTCAACCTAACATCACAAGTACAGGTACATTGACTGATTTGACTGTTGGTGGTAATGTTATCATTCAACGTGCATATGAGAAGTTTACTACTGTTGCAGGTAATGCAACTGGTACAATCAACTATGATATATTGGATCAATCTATCTTGTACTACTCAGGTAACGCTACAGCTAACTTTACATTGAACTTTAGAGGTAATGGTACAACTACGTTTAACAGTAGTGTCCCTACTAATGACACTGTTACAGTAGTTTTCTTAAACACTGTAGGTGCTACTTCTTACGTAGCTAACAGTATTCAAATCGATGGTTCTAATATCACACCTAAATGGGTCAATGGTATTGCTCCTACAGTTGGTACTAGATTAAGTTCAGCACAACAATCATACACATATACAATATTCAAAACAGGATCTGGCACGTACAACGTACTTGCTAGCTTATCGGAGTTCCAATAATGCCGTTAATTACTACGTTTGCATCATTGAGTTCTAGAGGATTCGGTGGGTCTTTCTCACCGTTCATTGTTGCTACGGGCGGAACTATATCTTATTATAGTGACGGTGGTATTAATTACAAAGTTCACACATTCACATCTACTGGTACGTTTAATGTAACTAGCATTTCTAACATTGCTGAATACAATGACGTTAATGTATTGTTAGTTGGTGGTGGAGGTGGTGGAGGTGGAAGTGCATTACTAACACCTACTATTAGATACTTTGGTTCTGGTGGTGGAGGTGGAGGTGGACAAACTGGTCAAGCTGTGGTATCTATAGCACCTACATCGTATTCATTAACGGTTGGCACTAAAGGTGCCGGTTCATACTATGACGGTGCAGACGGCGGAAACACTGTTGGCTTCTCATACACTGTTAACGGTGGTAAAGGTGGTAAAGGTGCTCCTCTAACTAACGGCGGCGGATATGGTGGAGATAGCGGTATAGGTGGTACAGGTGGTGCACCTAATACAACCTTTTCTAGTTCAGGTGGCGGAGCTGGTGATTCATCAAATGGATCTAACGCAGTGGGTAACGATGGTGGTAATGGTGGAACTTCTTCAGGTTCAACTATAAGTGACGGAGTAACTGTTGTATACTATGGTGGCGGTGGCGGTGGCGCAGGTCAACCTCTTAGCAGCACTGGGTTTGGTGGTGCAGGAGATTCATTAAGTGGCGGTGGTAATGGTGGAACGAACGATGCGGGTTTTCCAGCATCAATACCTAATAGAGGTGCGGGTGGCGGTGGCGGTTCTGCACGTAATACTGGCGGAGCTGGCTCTGGTAGAACAGGTGCTGCAGGTTCAGACGGCATCATAATAGTAAGTTATCGTATTTCATAAATACATAAAAGGGACAGAACATGACAACAAGAGGCGAAATTAATAGTAACTTTTACCAAATCGTAAACGTAGATGGTAATGGTGCGCCCACAAGTGTAAAACCAGAATACCTACCAAACGTAGGTAATGCTAACTATGCAACAAACGCAGGACATGCTAACGTTGCAGATAGTGCAAACTCAGTGAGTGTTGCAAACGTAGTTGGTATTGGTAACATCGCAACAACAAATTATAGTGGGAACGGGAGTCAGACATTACTAGGTAATGGCACTTGGGGTGCATTGCCCAATACAGCTAACGCAAACTATGCAAACTTTGCGGGTACCGCTTTTAGTGTGTCAGTAGCAAACGTAAGTGGTATTGGTAACATCGCCGTTGTTAACTTAACTGGTTCAAACTCAAACGTATTATATGGTAATGGTGTATTTGCGCCAGGTGGAGGCTCAGGTGCAAATGCTAACTATGCAAACTTTGCAGGTAACGTTGTTAATAGTGCTCAACCTAATATTACTAGTGTAGGTAACTTAACTAGCTTGTATGTTGAAGGTAACATTCAATCAAATGCTGCTGTATACGTAGGTTATACAGCAAACGCTACCGGCTTAACTAACCCAACAATCATTGCAAAAGCAAGCGGTGCAACTTATGTTCAAGCTGCTGTTGTTAACGGAAGTCCAGATGGTTCTGCCGACTATGTTACATATGGCGATAATGGCTCTGATAGTGGTGCATGGGCTGACATGGGTTTTACTGGATCTAACTTCAGCGACCCAACTTACACAATCACAGGCATTAACGATGGTTACTTCTTTGTTCAAGGAGATGATACATCTACGAACGGTGGTAACTTAGTTATTGCTACAGGTCCGCAGGGTAGTACAAAAGACATTGTATTTGCAACTGGTGGCTTTCAAACAATAGATGAAAAGATGCGTTTTATTCACGCAGAAAGTCAGTTCTACATTGAACCAACTACAGCAGCAACAGACACAACTACTGGCGCATTGCGTGTTGGTGGTGGTGTAGGTATTGCTGGTGATGTCTATGCGGGTAATGCAGTCAGTGCCAACTTCTTCTTAGGTGACGGTGGCTTATTAAGTAACATTACTATTTCAGGTAACGTATCAAATGCTAACTTTGCAGCATACTCTAACGTTGCATATCTATTAAGCGACCCTGTAAACTCTAACGTTGCTAATATGGCTAGTATGGATCAATATGGTCAACTATATACTATTGACTTACTTACTAACGGCAACATTGGAGTACAAGGTGCTACTGGTTTAACTTTCAGTGACGACAATGGTCGTATACAATGGACTCAAGCTAATTACAGTGGTGCTACGATTAGCAGTCAATTTGGACAGGTTGAATTAATTACAGGTGAACCTACTGCAGGTACTCCGTTGTCTGGTAGAAGTACATTACATCCTGATTATTTACAAGTTGACTTTAGCAACACTGCAAACAGCGACTTCAAAACATGGTCATTTGATAGAAGTAATTTAACATTCCCAGATACCACAGTTCAACAAACAGCGTGGACGGGTAACGTACCTGTAGCTAACGTTACTGGAATTGGTAACATCGCAACTATTAACTTAAGTGGTAATGGTAGTCAATTACTTGCAGGCAATGGTGCTTGGGTAGCTGCACCTAGTACTGCTAACGCAAATTATGCAAACTTTGCTGGTACTGTGATTACTAGCAGTCAACCTAATATTACAAGTGTTGGTACATTAACTTCATTGTCAGTAACTGGTAACATTACAAGTGGAAATGCAAGTTTAGGTAACTTAGTAGCTGGTAACTATTTTAGTGGTGATGGTTCATTATTAACATCAATTACTGGTGCAAACGTTACTGGTATTGTTGGTAATGCAACACATGCAAACGTAGCTGATTTAGCTAACAGTGTTGCGGCAGCAAACATTATAGGTACAGTTAATTTAGCTAACTTTGCAACAGTTGCTAACTCAGTTGCGGGCGCTAATGTATCAGGTGCAGTAACTTATGCGACTACTGCTAACAGTGTAGCCGGAGCAAACGTATCTGGACAGGTAGCTAATAGTTTAGTCGCTGGCACTGTATACACCGCAGCTCAACCTAACATTACTTCTGTAGGTACATTAAGTAGTCTAAGTGTTACAGGTAACATTACCAGCGGCAATGCTACTTTAGGTAACTTAGTAACTGGTAACTATTTTAGTGGTAACGGTAGTTTACTAACAGGTATTACAGCAACTACAGGTAACGCTAACTATGCAAACTATGCAGGTAATGCTTTCAGTGTTACAGGTAGCAACGTTTCAGGTCCTGTAGCATTTGCTACTGTCGCAAACTCGGTAGCAGGTAGTAACGTTAGTGGACAAGTTGCTTTTGCAGCAGTCGCTAATAGCGTAGCAGGTAGTAACGTTAGTGGACAAGTTGCTAACAGTTTAATTGCTGGAACAGTATATACAGCAGCACAACCAAACATCACAAGTGTAGGTTCGTTGACATCATTAACTGTTACAGGTAACATTACTAGTGGTAACATTAACGGCGGTAATTTAATCTTAGGTAACTATCATTCAGGTAATGGTTCGTTATTAACTAGTTTAACAGGTGCTAACGTCACTGGTACTGTTGCTAACGCAACATATGCAGTTAGTGCCGGTACCGCTACAACTGCAACTACGGCAGGTACAGTAACAACTAATGCTCAACCTAACATTAATTCAGTAGGTACATTAACAAGTTTAGGTGTAACTGGTAACATTACTAGTGGTAACATCAATGGTGGTAACTTAGTTACAGGTAATTTCTTTACAGGTAACGGTTCATTGTTAACTAGTATCACTGGTGCTAACGTAACTGGTACAGTAGCTAATGCAACATATGCATTGACAACTGGTTCAGCAGGTACTGCAACAACTGCTGTAACTGTTACTGGAAACGCACAACCTAACATTAGTAGTTTGGGTACGTTGACTAGTACGTTTTTTGTAACAACTCCTAATACTTCAGCCACTGCTGCACAGTTAACTCCAGTTTGGGGCAATGCGAGTGTCAATTATACAACATTAATCGTTGATGGTGTTGATGCCGGCAACGTAAACAACACTAACTCACTACTATTAGACTTTAGAAAGAACGGCGTAAGTCAAGCTAACGTAACACCTACAGGTAATATTCGTGCTAAGTTCTTCATCGGTAACGGTAGTCAATTAACAGGTGTTACATCTACTGCAACTCCTGCTGGATCTAACACATATATTCAGTTCAATGACGGCGGCGTAACTGGAGCAAACAGTCAATTTACATACGATAAGACAACAAACACACTAACTGTCGGTAACGTAAATGGTACTGTTTCAACTGCTGTTACTGTAACTGGTAATAGTCAACCTAACATTACAGATTTAGGTACACTAACATATCTTTCTGTTTCAAACACAGTGGCGGCGGCTGGTGCAGTTGCAAGTTTTGCTATTGCGTCTGGTAGTAATGCTAACGCTGGTATAGTGTCTATTGCAGCCCCTGGCGGGTTAGCGTTAGGCAGTAATGCTAACTTGCTTAGTGTTTATACTAACAACGCAGCTAGTAATGCTAACGCATTGTTTGCTCGTTTCCATGTAAACGGTACAAACAAGTTTACAGTTAACTTAAACGGTAACGTAACTGGTAATTATTTTATCGGTAACGGTTCTGCACTGACAGGTATCACTGCTACTGCAACTCCTGCAGGTGCTAATACACAAGTTCAATTTAATGACAATGGTAGTTTGGGTGCTAGTGCAAACTTTGCATTCGACAAAACATCGAACACATTAACAGTAACTAACATCATTGCAAACGGTAGTGGTTTAACTAGCTTGACTGGTGCTAACGTAACTGGACAGGTGCCATTCGCTGCTGTTGCTAATAGTGTAGCAGGTGCTAACGTAAGTGGTCAAGTATCATTCGCTGCTGTCGCAAACTCAGTAGCTGGCGCTAACGTGTCAGGTGCAGTTACATATGCAACAACTGCAAACAGCGTAGCTGTTGCAAACGTATCAGGTATTGGTAACATTGCAACTGTTAACTTAGATGGTAACTTGAGCAATATCTTGTATGGTAACGGTGTATTTGCTGCTGCTCCTTCAGTAGGAAACGTAGCGAACGCTAACTACGCTAACTTTGCAGGTAATGCGTTTAGTGTTACAGGTAGTAACGTCAGTGGTCCTGTTGCTTTTGCAACGACTGCTAACTCAGTAGCAGGTGCTAACGTTTCTGGCGAAGTTGCATTTGCAGCGGTAGCTAATAGCGTAGCTGGTGCTAATGTGTCCGGTACAGTAGCAAATGCAACATATGCAGTTACTAGTGGATCAGCTACTACAGCAGGTACAGTAACTACCGCAGCGCAACCTAACATTACTAGCTTAGGTACATTAACTAGTTTAACTGCTACTGGTAACATTACAGGCGATTACTTTATCGGTAATGGATCTGCATTGACAGGTATTACAAGTACTGCTACTCCAGGTGGTGCTAACACTCAAATACAATTCAATAACAACGGTTCTATGGGCGGCATAAGTACTGTTACATGGAACGGAAGTAACATAAGTCTAGGTGCTGTTACTACTGTTAAAATAACAGGTGGTAGCACAGGACAAGTTATTCAGACTGACGGAACTGGTAATTTAAGTTTCGTAAATCAATCAGGTGGTGGCGGAGCTTCATCTGGATTTGAAAACGTATTTTTAATGATGGGAGCCTAAATTGGCAAATATTTACAAAGTGTTGGGACAATCAATCCCAACAGCAAACACAGCAACTACATTGTACACATGTGGTACTGCCAATGGCGCAGTAGCAAGTACATTAACTGCATGTAATCAGGGCGTAACTACAAACATTCGTTTGGCAATTAGACCTGCGGGCGCAACATTAACTAGTAGTCAGTATGTGGTATACGATGCTGTAGTGAATGGCAATGATACATTGTTTTTAACTATAGGTGTTTCATTAGCAAACACTGACGTTGTAACATGTTATGCAGGCACAAGCACTGTATCTTTTGGATTGTTTGGTACGGAGCTAACATAAATGGCTAGCACCACATTAGAGCAGAATTTAATTAATAACGGTCGTAGAAACATTCTACAGCCTCAGTTGAATCCAACTCCATACAATACGCCAACTACGTATACAAGACCTAGTGATTGGACTGCATTACCTACAGTAGCTGACACATATTATGCTACAGGTATCTATGCGGTATATGACCAGAGTAGTAACTATGTTGCTTTTAATTGTACTGTTACAGTCCCGTATCTTACTTCATCTGATGGAACTATTCAAGGCACTACTTTAACCTTTTCTACACCAGGCGGTACCCTGAATTCAGGTATCTATACTGGACAATCAGTAACTGGTACCGGGGTTGCTGCTGGTACCTATGTTACTTCAGTTAACAGCAGTATAATTAACGGTAGTTTTGATATTACTACTTCTACATTGACTATTACATCAATGACCGGCGACCCAATTGTAGTTGGCACGGCTTTTTATACTAACGCTGTTGGTGGCACAAAATATGTTAGTGCGTTTTTAACCGGTACAGGTGGGACTGGAACCTACACATGTGTAGGTGGAGGTGGCTTCAACGGTACATTGACTAGCAGACAAGCTATATCTGCTACAGTTAACATTAGTCAAACAGTTAATACATTGATAAGTCCCGCATCTTTGACTCTTACAGCAAACTATCAAGTGGATTGGGGAGATGGTGTAGTTGATATAGTTAACACCGCAGTACAAGCGCAACATAATTATGTTTATTCTAGTGTGCCGGGAGTTGTATGTAGTCGCGGATACAAAACAGCGGCGGTAACTATTAATGCATATGGTGGCGTAGGCGCCAGTTGGAATACTAATTTAAGGATAGGGACTGCCAACTTCAACGTTAGATATACTCCTACCAGCGGTACATTGAACAACTATACAGCTAGATGGTTAGACATGAGTATTAACTTACCAGGTGAAGCATTTGTAATAAACAGTAATAGTACTTCACCATTGTATATGCTAGAGCAAATTACAGTCCCTGGTCCTGCAGAGCAAATAGTTACCTTTAACTCAACATTCGCTAACTTAAGAAGTTTGCAAAACGTTGTTATAGATCCTAATATTCAAATTACTGACATGACTAGTATGTTTAGTAACAGCGGATTAATATCCGCTCCTGCGTTAAGCACTACTAATACTAGTGTCGCAATATTAGCTACAACTATGTTTAATGGTTGCACCAGCTTGTTATATTGTCCTGATTACTATTTGCCCTCTGTGACTAACATAAATGGTATGTTTACTGGATGTACTTCTTTAGAAGTTGCCCCTACAATAACTACCACAACAGCATTAACTGATCCTGGTACCATGTTTAGCGGTTGTACTGCGTTAAGAGTAGTAAAAGCTCCTACTAATACTACTAACATTGTTAGTACTTCAAGTATGTTTTTCAACTGTGTTTCATTAACAAGTGACAACGTACCATTTTTTGACACTGGTAACGTTACTAACTTTATTTCGATGTTTAATGGTTGTTCCGGTTTAACAACTGTACCATTATATAATACTAGTAAAGCCACAAACACAACAAGTATGTTTAACGGTTGTGTTAACTTAGTTTCAGTGCCACTGTTTAACTTTACTAACGTTGCTACCTTTACAAATGCATTTAGTTCATGTAGTAGTTTAACTACTATACCTCAGTTTAATATGAGTAATGTAACAACATTAGCAAACGCATTTAGTAACACTACTAATTTAGTTACTATTGCAAATATTAATACCATAAATTGTACCAATTTTACCAATACGTTTGCTAATAGTGGCATTAAAGTAGTTCCTAATATTAATACAAGTAATGCTACTAATATGGCTTATACTTTCTCTGGTACTAGTAGATTACTTGATATCCCAACTATCAATACTAGTAAAGTGGCTAACATGTCCAACACATTTTCAAACTCATCAATCATTTCTATACCAGCGTTTGATACTAGTAATGTAACTGATATGTCAAGTATGTTTGCAAACAGCAAAGTACAAACAATTGCAAACTTAAATACTAGTAATGTTACGAACGCATATAATATGTGCAACGCTGCTAGAAGTTTATCTTCAATGCCTCCTATTGATACTAGTAAAGTTAATAATGCTGCTTCAATGTTTCAAACCTGTAGTTCTTTGACTAATTTACCTACGTTAAATTTAGTCAATTGTACTAGTACAATTTCATTTGCTAACAGCAGTGGCTTCAATTCATTAAATTTTGCTAACCTTGGTACTAATGCTGTGGCTAACTTTTCAACAATGTTTCAAGTTGCAAGTTCATTAGTTGATATTAGTAATATTAACTTAGGTAATGTGGCAGTGGCGGCGGCCACATTAACATTTGTTAACACACCTTCATTAAGTAAATTATCGAATGTAAGTAATGCTAGGTTTACATTTACAGTTGCTACATGTAGTTTTGGTAAAACAGAAATGGAAAGTATTTTTGCTAACACATTAATACCGGTAACAACTGCACAGACTATTTCTATTAGTAGTAACCCAGGCACCGATATTGCCAACGCTAAAACAAGTGGTACAACTGCTGGATCTAACGTAGTTACAATGGCTAACACTGTTGGTGTATTGACAGGTACATTCTTATATGGTACTGGCATGAATACAGGTATCCCTGTCACGTTTAACGATGCTGCGAATACAGTTGTGTATACTAACGGCGGCGGTTTAAACGGTTTGGCTAACGGTGATATGGTTAGATTTACTGCTATTACTACTACAACTGGTATTGTAATCAACACTACGTACTACGTGGTAGGTAGAACTAGTACTACATTCCAAGTATCTACGGCTGCAGGCGGCGCAGCTATCAACTTAGTAACAAACGGTACTGGTGTTATGACTATTGGCGGCGCAACTATAAGCAATCAAGTTGTAACTGTTAACGCTAACGCTAACGTTATCATTAGTGGTGTGTGTGGTATTACTAACGCGGCTGCAACACTAACTGCACGTAACTTAAACACTAACCAAGCGATTGGTAAGGGTTGGACTGTATCAGGATAATCTATGTTTTATAAATACTCAGATGAAATTTTAAGTAGTGGCCCATATGTAGAGATGCCAGAAGGTTTCTTACATATGGACTTACTAGACACTTACACCTTACCAATCGATGGTTGGTATTACTTTGAAACGGAGCAAGAAGCTAAAGACTTCTTTGGTATTACAGAATGATTGATTTTTCAACAACACAACTAAGTTGGTTAGTAGTTAGTTTAGCTACAGTAGGTTCGGGCGGCTATGCTGCACTGAATAGCAAAGTCGATAGTATCGACAAGCAGCTTGCTGTAGCTATCAATAGCTCAGATAACACTGTCAAAGCTATGGACAAGATTGAGAAACAATTGTTTCGTATTGAGGAAAAGTTAGACGGTCGCAACAGGAATAAATAGTTTTGTAGAGGATGTTTTTTCATAAAGTATCCGCAAACGATAATGCCATTTCGTAATTTCCTTTATGCGTCCTCTACACTTTCATTTCATTAACTCCAAAGAAAAACCCGCTTAATGCGGGTTTTTTCATGGGTACTTTTTGTATTTTAATTTAGCTATGGGCAACTCTTTGAGTATAGCTAGAGTGTTGTTTAACTTGATCCATCTATCAAAGTCTTCGTTAGTAGTAACATAGTAAGCTATCTGTCGTCTAGCTCTACCACTACCAGGGGTAGTTGGGGGCTGGAATATGTGAACTTGGTATTCTTTGAATGTACTAGCCATGTCATCAACATCATTCATCTTGATACCACGCATATTTAGAACTTCAGTCAGTCCATAGCATCTAATCTTGTTCATTTTGCTAGTTGCTCCCACATGTATTCTTTACTCTTTTTCATCTCACGTACTTTCTTGCGCCATATCTTACAGGCTGCTTGATGATATTCTATTTCTCTTTTGTTAACCATCAATGAGTATTCCCACATCTTACCTTGACTATACGGGTTTACTCCATATTGTTCTACTCTTTCGAGGGTAGTATACAACTCTCTCTTTTGCTTTCTAGCATCTTTTAAGTTATCTTCTAGGTACTGTAGTAATAGTATTGCTGCTTCGCTTTCGGTAAACTTTGCATGTTTCTTGTATCTGCGTGGGTCACCGTTCAAGAAGTCACTAAAGATGATACTAATATGGTTGCTGTTGAACATGTACTCGTTCCATTCATCTGTGTGTCTGGATCCGAATCCTATCTTAACGTCTGGGGGTGTTGCCCAATCATTACCTCGATTGAGTTTGGGTGTGAATACGAACTTTACGTATCTGATTTTGAATTTAGCCATTTCATTTCCTTATTCTATAATGGACATAACTGTTACGTTATTTACTTTCTCTTGTTTCAGTGTACCTCTACTGATAACTTCTTCTATAATCTTATGACGTTCATCTCTGCTTAATCCTCTGAAGTATGCAGGACTTGATTGACTTAACCATTTCTTGTCAATCGTAACTCCCGAACGAATCTTCTTAATAATCTCAAACGTCAGTTTCTCAGCAATCGACACTTGGTTAGCGTACTTTGTGTTAGCTCCCAAGTCTAATGTCATTCTCTGCTCTAGGTAGAAGAAGCCTAATTCAATTGCACATTCTGCATGACGTAGCTCAATTTTACTACTATTGTCAAAGATTGCAACTGTTGCGGCTAAACGAACACAATGTTCGTATAAACGACCTACAAATCCTTGAAACTCTGCATATGTTGTAGTCTGCTCTCTCTTGATTAGGTTGTCAAACTCTGCTAGTTTATCGATTGCTTCGTTGCTCATTTGAATCATGGGCAAGTCAAGTTCTAATGATGAATCTTCTCTGAACTGTCTATCTTTCTTCAGTAGTTCATAGATTCTATCATGGAACATAACTAGCTTTTGTTGACTAGCTTTCAAGTCTGGGACTCTGGTACGATCCATCTCAGGTACATCCCAGTAATCACAATGCGTAATCAACAAACGATGTACGAATCCCTGTTCACTATACAATTTGTTACCTAACCAATCTTTAGCCATCGCTTTCTGTAATAGAAATAGCATTGTGAATCTACGATTCTGGATACTCTTTACATCTACGCCTGTGTTCTTTTCGATCGGTGCTCCATCCCACAAGTTAGTCAATGTAGTAATCATCTCAAATCCCTTTGAGTTGTTCTTACCTTCTTGGAATGCATGACCATTAAAGAATTCACCAGCTTCACTACTACTCATACCACCATGTGGTACATTAGATAAGAAGTCAATTAAACCGTTTCTTGTACCTGTACTCAATCTATACTTAAAGCTAGCTGGCTTCTGTGGCTCTGGTCCAACTGAAGATACTAATGCATCGAATCTATCTTTATCTTTCAAGTCTTCAGGAGTCAGTGTCTTTTCTAGCTTCTCGTATTCTTTAGACCAAATAGCATGTGCTAGTTTATACACTTGAATTTCATTACCATATCTAACTTTCTCATCTTCTTCGAATCGTTTGATACCATGATCCAACATCTTGTAAACTGTACTTTTCATACCAGCTGTGGGCGCTAATGCGATGAAATAGTCTGTTGTGGGAATGATTGCACCGCCAAAGAACACAGGATCTACGTTATACAGACTCTGGGTAGCGAAGTTCACAGTTCCTAAGATAGCTTGAATAGCCATCTCTTCTGGTACATTATTAATCTCTTTTAGTGCTAGCATAGTGTATGATAGCAAAGGGGGTAAAAACTTGAACTTTAATTTGTCTGTTTTAACTTCGGCTAAAATCTCTGAACGTGGTCTAACTTGCTTCTTTTCTTCAGTAAAAAGAGCTAACTTCGGCGATAAAACCTCGTCTCTGGTTTTATTGAGATTTCTACGCATCTCTGCTAGCTTCTTCTCTTTATCTTTATCTATCATATTAAATCCCTTACATTGCTATTATAGAACAGGCCGTCATCTTTTGTAATAGCTTTGGGCTTTCTATCGTTAATCATCTTAATCACTGTACCGATTGTACATTGCTTTTTGCTAGTGTGACTTCTACTTAGCTTGGCATACTCACCCTTCTTTTGCTCTGGGTAGTAGTAGCTCATAATAGCTATTCCATCATTATATCCTACTGAGTTACAGAAGGCCCAAGTAACTCTGATCCATGTTTCATAGTCTAGGTTAGGGTAATACTTCTTCAGTTCTTCACATAGTTTATTAGCTTCTTCCCCGTCTACGTTCTTAGCTTCAAACTTCTCAACTGGATCAGGAACATAATTGTTCACTGTTTGTCTGTCTAGTATAGCCCATTCTAATAGTCTCATTGGAACTTCTGCTACCGTTGTTTCACTTGGGCTACGTAGCCATTGATAGTTGATGTTTGGGTCAATCTTGTTATCTGGATGTAAGCTAGGTGGAAGAACTGATTGACATGATACATCTACAGTCCCCCATCTAAATTCAATCGCTTGGAACTTACCGTCAAGTTCTGGTTCAGGCTTGTTCTTTTTGAACACTGTGGGTACGTGTTCCCATAAGTCTTTAGGTACTGTGAATGCCATTTGACAGCGTCCTGGCTTGTTGCTTGTCCACATTACTGTATCGAAACTATCGAATGGAATACAAATATGTTCATTCCAGTATTCCCAAGCCCAAGGTCCATCGAAGTCAATAGCTAATATACCATTGCTTGCTGGACCTAAGATGATACCTATGTTGTTATCTTGTGGTACTTGTTGTAAAGTAAATGGCTTCTTGTGCCAGTCTTTATATCTTGGACCTTTCTCACCATATGGGATCTTGCAGAATCTCCAGTCAGGTAGTAGACTTAATTCCGTATCACGCATCAATGCCAAGTCTCATCAATTCAATCTCAATACCAATAACCTCTTTAGCTTCTCTGAGGTAGTCAATCTTTTTGTTTACGGTTTCTTGATGTAAACGGATATCAGTTAACTTCTCATTAATCTTGTTAATTCTTTTAGCTACTTCTGTTCCGTTATATTCAAAGTTGTTATAGTTGAAGTTGAAAATCTTTTCTTTTACGGCTACTAATTGGTTGATAGTTTCGGGTCCACTATCTCTATCATTTTTAAGCATGTGTATTGCATCAGACAACTCACCTGAAATATAATGATGTTGCTGTATAATTTCAGGCTTATTACCTATCATAGTTCCTTTGAACTTAATCAATGCTGTTGGTCCTGTAGCTTCGCTTACTATCTGGTTAAAAATCTCTTCACCTGTCTTGTTGTACATTTCGTCTAATTTCATTTCATTTCTTCCTTTAGTTTTAGTTTTAACAATTCAATTCTGACTACATATTCTTCCATCTGTTCATGGTATGTCATCATGGGCGTGTCATACCCACTCATCTTCCAGTTCTCCAACTGGTTCATTACTTTGTATAGTTGTTGTTGGGTCTTTACTAAGTCATTCATTATACTTCTCCTAAGTTTTCTATTTCATTGACGATGTTGTTAACTTCATTGTCCCAGACAATAAACTCACACATGTCTTCACTACGAATCGCTGCTTCTCGAAAGCCAAGCGCATTCTCTAACTCTGTATCCAGACGGATCAGATTCATCATACTTAATTCTTTGTTCATATTCATTTCCTATAAAATTTGTTTCCTTGTCATCTTTGTCAATCTCGCTGAACCTGAGATGAAGCCCCGGGGTTCAGACCGGGGACTTCGTTTGACAAATTTTAGGAATATACACAATGTAAATGTCACGAAACATTGTCTACAGTGTATTTATACATTGTAACACCAGATATACGTTTTAGCTACATGTTTTGGGCAAATTCGTCATAAAATGTGGCTCAGAGTTAGCAGAGAGTTAGCAGAGAGTTAGCAAAGTTAGCAGAAAAGTGCCTCAGTTAGCAGTTAGCAGTTAGCAGCTATACACATATATACTAAAGCGAAATTGATACCCTCCCTCTCTTATACGCGCCTGCAGGGTACTTTGTACTTTCTCATTCTCTCACATTCTTTAATATCCGTAGAGGCCGCTGCTAACTCTGCTAACTGAGGGGCTTAAAAAACGCCAGAGTTAGCAGATTCTAAATAGTCTATGCCATACGTAAGACAAGACAAATCAACACCAGTATTAGAACTATTAGATAAGTACAAGACATTCCATTTAGCACATCAATATGATAGAGAAGCTAAGATATGGAAGTTTGTAGGGTATACCTGCACTCAATGTCATAGAACTGTACAGAATCCTAACATCGTTCCAAAGCACTTTGAGAACTGTGTTTATAAAGGTCCAACTGTATATCTGCAAGACCCAGACCCAGAACAGATTCGAAACAAGTATGGAGAAGTGTGGGAGCCCTATGAAACTAACCATAAAAAACCGTAGATAAATACTGAATAAAACGGAATCTTTTACCCATGGCTCAAATCAAATCAAAATACGAAGAGGTTAGAATACCTTTCACTAAGATGAGTTTCACTCCTGACGTACCAAGTACGGCATTAGGACCTAACGAATACAACAGTGGACTTAACATCGAAACAGATGTTAGAGGTATACGCTCAGTAGCCGGTGACCAGGAGATACTAAACACTATCCCTGGTACTCCTACATTCATTAGTGCTGGCTTTAGACAGAGTGGAGCATATTGGTTCATCGTAGCCGTGACAGAGGGTAAATGGTACGCTAGTGACGGTAACACAAACTGGTACGACATCACGCCAGGTGGTGTTACATATACGGGCTACAGTCAAGCTACTAACATTACAGACAGTTGGAACGGTACAGTACCATTCTTTAATGATACACTAAACCCTCCTATGTTCCTGCCAGATGAGCCAGGCGCCGTGCTTGTAGCGTATAAGAACGCAATCCAAGTTGATATCGACACTATCGCATATCAGTCACCCACTGAACAACGTGTTACATTTAGTACACCGTACTCAGTAACACCATATGTCGCGGGTGATAAAGTATTGATTTCTGGAATCAATAACTTTTATGATGGTACATTCACCGTTACTACTGCAACTACAAGTTACGTAGACATACTGTTAGTACCGGGTGGTGCTTACCCAGGTGGTGGCACGATTGCTCCATTGTACTCGTGGAACTATAATACAAACTGGTCTAGCTACTACGCTTACTTCATGCGTTTGTATTCAACACCTAACGTTGGATCTATCTTAGTTGCAGGTAACTTAACAGCTACAAACATTAACAGTTCAACAGAGATATACCCTGTTACGATACAGTGGAGTCAAGCGTTTGGATTGAATCAGGCTCCAACAACGTGGACACCCACAATCACTAACGTAGCTAACCAACTTGAAGTTCCCTTACGTGGACAAGCACTTGATGCATTCCCATGTAACGGACAGTTCTTCTTGTGCTCGTATTGGGATACTGTTGTGTTCAGTCCATTGAACTACTCAACAACCTCCGCTCCTATCTTGGGCGTAAGATTGTACAACCAAGGTCGTGGATTGTTATCAGCTAACTGTTGGGCAAATACTGACCAGAACGTATACGGAGTTGATGCTCGTGACGTATGGGTATTCGATGGAACTAACTTCCAGGGCTTAGGTAATCAACGTGTGAAGAACTGGTTCTTTGACCAAGTATCACCTACCTACTTTGACCGTGTGTTCATGGAGAACAACAGTCAGAAGAATCAGATTGAGATATACTACCCAGATAGTAATGCAGTTAACGGTGTACCAAACAAGATGCTAGCATATCGTTATGACTTAGATTGCTGGAACGCACCACGTGATATATCAAACGCAACTATGGCATGCGAGAGTCCTATCTATAGTGGCAATCAACCTAACTATGGTTCACGTACTTTAGTCTATGCTCAGGGTGTAACCAACAGTCGTCTAGTACAGAAAGATGTTGGCTATACGTTTGCAGATGATAGTGCAATTGAATCTAACTTCCGTAGAGATAACATTAAGTTACTCAAAGACTATAGTGGTAAGATGATGGTTCACCGTATCTTACCTGAAGTAAACAACTTAGGTGCAATACCTTTCACTGACTCACATGATTATAACATCACAGTTAATCCAGCAACCTCAACACATAAAGGTAATGTCACAGTTACAATTGAGGGAGCAAGTTCGGTTGCAAGCGTTCCTGAAGTTAAGACTCCCGTTAATATGACTATCGACACAACACAACCATGGTGCCAGATAGACCAGAATGCATTCAGAGTTAACAACATTGAAATATCTAACACAAGCAACAACAGTGTATGGATGTGTAGTGCTGCAACATGGCAATTGACACAAGTTGAGGATGACAGATAATGAGTAGCTTCCCAGTAGGCGACGGTGATGCAGTACAAGATGCAGTAAACTATTTGCTCTCAGGCCCTAGCGGTCTGGGACAGAACTTTAGCGGCTACAGTACATACGCAACAGGATATCTTACAGGTAACTTCCGTATACCATTCAGTCAAACAGGTGTTGCACAATTGTATGTTGCACCCATTAACTTGTCTAACGCTGAACAACTTGACAACAGAACCATTAAGTATACGTTCGCAAGTGCTCAAGCGTCAGCACCATTCGTTGTAGGTAACGGGCTAGTTGCTAGAAGCATTGTACCCACAGAATGGAACAATAGTTATCTAAGAGATAACGGCTACAACACAGTTCCTATAGGTGTTGTTGAATGTACTACAACATATGTAATTGTTAGAACTGTGTCTGCGATACCGTCTCCACTGCCTGCATACGTATCAGGTGGAACGATTGAGTACTCAACTATGGACGGCTTAACCTCAACTGACTGCGATGTTCGTGTCACAGTAACGGGCGGTACTGACCGTGTGTTCATATCAGGACAGTTAAATCAAATCATAAGCTATGAAGTGTTTACTGGTACAGAAGACTTAACATTAAATGTTGAGCTAACTAGATACGCAGCATTTTTGAACAATGATCCAGTGAACCCTGATTATATATTCGGAGATGCTACTACGATAGCTCAACAGGTGTATGAGTACCCTGGCTTAACAGGTACAGGATCCTTACCAATACTAGATACTGTGTTTGCAACTATATTAGATGAACCTGATCCTGGATACTATCGTTACATTGTTGAAGTGTTTTTTACTGCAACTGGTACCATGCAAGTAACAACAGATGAATTCAAACTAAGAAGCATCAGTGCTCAAGTAGTAAAAGAATAATAACTAAATAGAATAAAGGTAAACAATTATGAGCTTATGGAACGACTTCTGGGAATTCGTTGACGATACCGTTGACGATGTTGGAGACACAATTCAAAATGCATGGGACAGCGTTAAGGCAAACCCAATCGGTGCAATCACAAGTGCTGTTGCTATGGCATACGGCATTCCACCAATGTGGGCTGGAGCGTTAGGTGGTGCCGCTGGCGCTGCTGCGACTGGTGGTAACGTAGTTAAAGCTGCTATCACTGGCGGAGCTATGGGCTCTATCGGTGCATATGCTGGATCGGCTGCTGGCGCAGCTACAGGAAGTTTAGGTCCTATTGCTCAAGCTGCTGTGCAAGCCGCTGCTGCAGGTGGAGCTGCTGGTGTTACTGGTGCTGTACTTACTGGTCAAGACGTTGTAACAGCATTGAAGTCAGGATTGATTCTTGGTGCGGTAACCGGTGGCGGTGCTGCTGCATACAAGTTTATGACTCCATCAGAAGCTATCAGTTCAGTACCAAAAGATGTACTTGCTCGTGCTAACTTAACAAGTGATCCTATCGCAGCATTGAACCAAGAAATGGGATGGACTGCAAGCGAATCTGCTGCGGCTGCTGCCCAACAAGCTATCAATCAAGCAAAAGCAAATGGTACATTAAAGCAAACATACAGTGATATGATTCCTGACGATGTTATTGCTAAAGCTAAGACTACTGCCAACCCTGCACAAAGCGTTGCTAATCAAATGGGCTGGTCAATGAGTGGTCCACAAGTTACAGGTATCTATGATGCATTGAACTCATTCGACACTTTGAATACGCCTGCTAAAGCTCCTGTATCTGATGCAACATCAAAGACGGTAGAACAAATCAGAGCCGAGACTGCATCAAACAGCTATGCTCAAGCGCACGAACAATTAGCAGCAGCAGGTAAAGGTACAGTAGTAACTACAACGGATGCAAGTGGTAACACAGTGTATGAGTATAGAGAACCAACAGGTCCTATTCGCCCTACTGAAGTTGCAACTGATACAACTACAACACCTGCACCAGTTAACCCAGCAACAACAGTTGCCCAGTCTACTATCCCTAGCATTGATTCAATGTGGGCAAAGTATGACGCAACAGATACGTTCAACCCTGCGTCTAACGATATCAGTAGCATGAATCTAAACAGTGATAGCTTTGCTGACAACGTACTAAAAGACCAATATGGTTCACAAATAAACAATGGAGTTGTGCAGAATGCTGGCAACCCAAATAGCGCATATGCTAAGAACTTAACAGCAGCAGAAGCATCAAGTAACCCAGAACAATTCCTATTAGGTAAAGGTTACAATCAGGCAACTGTTGACCAATTGTTAGATTACTACGATGCACAACAATATGCACAAAGTCAGTATAAGGCTCAAACAGTTGCAGAAGCATACACTCCAGAACAAGAAGCACGTTACAATGAATTAGTAAAGAGTGGAATGCGCCCTGCTGATGCTATCAATCAGATTGGACCTGCTGCTCCTACAGCCCCAGTTAAAGTTGACGTAGCAGGCGGTGCAGGCTTTAGTGAAAACCCATCAAGTGTTGTCCCAGAGTATCGTACACCTAATACTGATTTGGCTACACAACAACAGATTGATAGTGGCACTGCACAATACAACGCTGGCGCTAATGCTTGGGAAGTACCAACTAGCGCACCACAACAACCTATCGTACCTATCATTGTACCACCGACGACAGCGGCACCTGCTCAACCTGCAGTTCAACCACCTGCTCCTGTCGCCCCACCTGCAGTTCAACCTCCAGTGGTTCAACCACCATCGCAGACACCAACTACTATCTCAAGTACAACTAGAACTACACCAGATGGCGCAGTATATAAAGACGATAAACAAAGTGATGGTACAACTATATCAGTAATGATTAGCGGTCCAACTACTGCGGGTACAGGTACTGGCGGTAACGGAACGGGTACAGGTACTGTTGGTAATGGTACAGGACCAGTAGCTCCTCCAGCAACTCAACCACCATTGACAGAAGGTCCTAGAGTTGTTATACCAGAGACTCCACCGATCCCAGAAGTGCAAGTTCCAGGTCCAACAACTACAACAGACCCAACAACACCTACTACACCGACAGACCCAACTAACCCAGTCTTCCCAGTAGTAGTACCAACTGACCCAAATAACCCTGATGGTTCATATCATTATGGTAGATACACATTAGGTCAAGGCGCTAAACTAAATGTACCAACAGGTTTAAACCCAGGCTGGATTAGTCCTACGCCTATGTATCAACCTATGAACGATGCACAAAGTCAGTTCCATTGGGGCGGTCATCCATATCAACAAGGACCTGAGTTCAACGCACCGTTGTACAACAATGTTCCTGCAGCGCCAACAACTCCATGGGGAGCTAATACAGCGCAAACTTCAGCAACACCTCAACAGATTCTAGCAGCAATGCAAGGTCGTTATCCGTTGCTAGGTACTACGTCAGCACAAGCCGCTGGTCCTGTAGCACCATAATTAAAAACACTAAATAGTATAAAGGTTTTATAACATGTCTGGATCATTCGGCAAATCATCATCAACAAGCAACCCAGTTCTAACACAAGAACAACGAGACCAAATAGCGGCGACGACTGGGTTCTTAACACAAGACATCATCCCATCATATAAAAATGCTGTGCAAGGTGCTGCTGATGTATACAACAGTTCATCACAAGGCATTCAAAATGCTGGACAGAACTTAGCCGGCGTTGCTGGTCAAGTACAAAACGTTTCAGGAGAAACAGGCGAGTCTGCATTACGTACAGGCATCAGTGGACTACAAAGTCTATTCAGCCCAGACTACGAAGCAAATCAAGTTAGTGCTGCATTAGCACCTGCTCAAGCACAGTATCAACAAAACATTGCTAATCAAAACGCACAGTTTGGTGGCACTGGTAACTTAGGCTCAGCAAGACAAGCATTAGCAGACAGACAGTTAGCAGGTCAATCACAAGCATTGCAAGCTAAGACTGCTGCTGACATTCAAAGTAGTGTTGCAGGGCAACGAGCCGCAGCAGCAACTAACCTAGCACAATTAGGTCAGGGTGGATTAACTCAAGCTCTTGGTGCTGCTGGTACTAAAGTGGGTGCTGCTGGTATCGACCAAGATACGTTTGCTAAATACGCTAGCGTTATCTTTGGAACACCTGCAACAAGCTACACTGGTAACTTCACTGGCGCACAAGGTAAAGATACGTCTAGTATCGGCGGATCTGTGTCAGGTTCTCCATTCAAATTCATGTAAGAGATATTATGGCATACACAGATTACTCAATTTCACAAAGTTACGATCCATTTGAAGAAGAAAGAAAGCGCAAAGAAGCTCAACAAGCTGAAATGGCTCAAATGAATCAAATGCCTGGAGCTCCACAAGTTCCGGGCGCTCCTGCTATGCCTGAAGTTCCTGAGACTCCTGAGATTCCTGGAACACCTGGAATCCCTGGCGCACCTCAAGTACCAGGCGCACGTCCTGTTAGTCCACAAGACTTAGCTAGTCAGCAACAAGCTATTACAGCTATGACACAACAGCCTGGAGTTCAGGTTGCCGGTCCAATGCAACAACCTACAACGGACGTTAATCAATATGCTAATTATCCTGACCAGACACAAAATGAAACACAAAGGTTGCAAGCTCAGGCTCAAGCGCCGTTGGGTCAGGATCAAGCTAACCGTGGGCTAACTGCAACACCAGGCGCTCAACAACAATTAGCACAACAAACTGTACCGTTTAATGATGCATTAGTTCAGAGTCAAGGTGACCAGAAGAAGATGTGGGAGATATACAACAATAGTCAGTATACTCCTGAACAACGGCAAGTTGCTGGCGTACAGTTAAGTGATATGATGAAGCAAGATTATGCAAAGAATCAAGCAACACAATTCATTCGCAATGCTACACCTGCAGACTTAAACAAGATGTTAGCAAGTCGTAGTAGTGAAGGCTCATGGGGCAAAGCTATTATGTATGGCTTGTTAGGTATGGAAGCAAGTCAAAAAGATGAAGCTGCTAAACTAGGTGTTGGATCTAAGTGGTCTAGTCAACAAGTTATCGGTAGTGACGGTCAGACATTTAATGCTCTTATTAAGATGAGAGCAGACGGTTTACCTATGGAAGGCTATAATGCTGAAACAGGTAAGCAACTATCTAATAAAGAAATGATTGCTGCTGCTAATGCTGGCACAGTTGCTAAAGGTACTACAACTCACACTGGTAAGATGCAAGACATGACTACTGGTGAGATTTACTATGAACAAACAACACCACAAGGTATTCGTCTAGTTGATAATAAGGGCAAGATTTACTCTGGCGCTTCAAGCAACCTACGTGCATATGGTATTGGTTCAGATGTTGCAACTAAGAATCAAATTCAAATTAATGAACTTACAAACAGGTTGGCGTTTGCTGGTCCTACTGCAAGTGCTGCTGAACGTGAGAAGATTATTGCTGAGTCAGAAGCTAAACATGGCGCATTAAGCCCAGAGTACAAAGCAAGCATTCGTGCTCAAGCTCCACAGCCAACTGGTACAGTTAAAACTGGTACAGGTCAAGCTACATCTACTCCTGCAGCAACTACAACTAATAATGCAGCACCTGCCCCTGCTCCAGCAGCCGCAGCTTCAACTCCTATGGCTGATAGAACAACTGTTGGCGCAACAAAGAGTCCAATGAGTGGTGTTAATCCACAGATTACAACTACTGGTGCTGCACCTGTATATGAGACTCCTGGTGACCGTGAAGCAGCACAAGGAGCACGTAAGGACATGTTGAAGAATGCTACAGAAGCATTAGCTGGCGCAGATAAGATTGTGGGAGACTTGACTAAAACTAATCATGCAATTCAAGTATTGAAAAATGAAAACACAAACTTTGGTACTCTTATTCATGGCACTATTCCTGGCGAACAGACTGTCGGTAGAGTCTTCAAGACACAAGATTATGTTAACACACAAACAGTATTGGATCAGGTAAACAAGCAAGCTGCTATCAACGCCAAGATGCTTGGTACTAACCCAACTGATAGAGACTTACAATTCGTCACATCGACTAAACCCGATGAAACATGGAGCGCAGGTTCTGTTGAAGAATGGTTACGTAGAAGTGCTGAAGGTACTCGTAGAACATTAGACTTTGCTAGAAATCAAGTTAAGAGTGGTGGTCGATTTATTCCTGAAACTCCTGCTGAAGCTGGTGGTGGTCAAAACGAGAAAACAATCGACGGCGTAACTTATGTCTTTGATGGCAAAGGCTGGAAGAAGAAATAATGAGTGAATACGTAACAGACACCTCACTGTTAGAAAAGCTAAACGGCTCTAGCGAGTACGTTACTGATCCTAGTCTACTTGAAAAGTTGAATAGCGGTAAAAAGCCAGGCTTTGTTGATACATTAAAAGGTATGAGTGTTGAAGACTGGCGCAAGAATAGTGCTGCTAGCCCTACACTTGATATGCTTCAAAGTATAATGCCAGGCGGTACTGAAGAACAGTATCAAGCTGCTACTAAGCGTGTAAGAGAAAAAGGCGACCAAATCGTTGGCGGTATTGCTAACGTTATTCAGAACCCTGTTGAATCAGCTACTAACTTATACAAAGCAATAACTACTAACCCAGGTAATACTATGGGCGAAATGGTTAAGGGCGCAATTTACGATCCGCAGTTCGCAATGGTACCTGGCGCAGGCGATGCTACAATGGCTGCTGGTAAAGCTGCTATGAATGTAGGTAAAGCTACAGTCAAGCCAGCTGCTAACTTTGGTAAAGGCTTGTATCAAGGTGTCACTAACCCAACATACAATGAAGCAACTAGTGCTATGATTCCATTACGTGAAACATACACACCTGTCGCGGCTGCTGAACGTTTTATGGGTAACTTACCTACACCGCAAAACAGATTTACAGCTAATCCACCTAACATTCCACCACAAACACTAGAACAACTACAAAGTCAAGCAAGACCTACGAGTGAGTTAATGACTAACCCAATTGATAAGTTCGCTAAAGCTACTGCGGTTAAAAGTCCTGAAGGTTATCCACTAGTTCCACTACAAGGGCGCGCTATGGAAGCATTCGGTGAACGTGTAGGTCGTGGTGTTAGAACTAACCCATTACAAACTATGGGTGAAATCGGCTTAACTGCACTTACTGGCGTACCAATTAAAACAATCTCTCAAGGCGTATCTGAATTAGCTGCTAGACACTTAGCTAACAGAACAGGCTTTAACTCAGAGTTCCCTGCTGCGGTGAATGCTGCTAAAGGGCGTGCTGGTATACAAGCTGGTATGCCAACTCAACAGGCATTACCATATAATCCTACTCCAGGTCCAGTTAACCCTGCTACAATGTATGGAACGGCTACTGGTGAGATTGGACCAAGTCCAATGGCTGCAAGTAACGAAGCATTTACTAACAAGTATAAGCCACAGCCTAGTGCTACACCTAAACAAATGAGTATGGATCTTGCAGCAAGCAAACTACGACCAGTAGCACCAGAGGCACCTGCACCAGCTCCGGTACAACAAGCACCAGCTCCAATACCTACTACAGGCCCTGTAGCTCCTACTGAATTACCACCACAACCTACTGCTCCAGCTCCAAAAGTTCAAGCAACACCTACTTTACAACCAACTACTGACACAGTTGCAAAGAATAGTGAGATGTTTAATAATTTGAAAGCTAAGAAGAAAGCTGATGTATTAACGGAGAAGTCAGTTAAGTTTAGTTCAGCACCTGATTTGGAAATTACACATCACAATAGAGATAAATCAGTAATGTATGGAACAGATACTACCACTGGTAAGCCCTTTAAGATGGATGTTAACCCTAACCCTAGAAATTTAAAAGACGGCGAAGTGTTTGCAACTGTATATGATGTTTCGAACATGAAGAAACCAGTAGTGATTAGAACATATGATGTAAAAGGTAAAAGAATAGAATGAACACACAAGAACAGTTAACACAAGTCTTTAATGACAATTTCGTAGCATATTACAGAGCGCATTTGGCTCATGTTAATATTGTAGGTAGAAACTTTTATAGCGACCACAAGTTATTAGAAAAGATATACGAAAGTCTACAAGACCAAATCGATACTATCGCAGAACTATTACGTGCAATGGATGAGTTCATGCCAGTCGAGATTCAAGATGTATTGAATCAAAGCCATATTGGTACAGGTATCCTAGAAGGATCTAGTGATGATTTACTAAGCTCTATTATGATGGACTTGTTAGAATTAAAAGAACAGTATGAAGAACTGATGAGAATCAGCGAAACAGAAGGCTACGAAGAAATCGGTAACTACAGCCAAGACAGAATCTTAGCTTTAGAGAAACAAATCTGGATGTTGCGTAGCACTTTAGAATAATCTTTTATATGCGTAGCTACCGCGAACATCGTAACCGTTTTTCTCGTGTAGCTTTAAGAAACCATCTTGGTCTCTACGCATTGTAGTACTGCATATGATAGGGGTATTTGATAACAACGCAAAAGTTTCCCAAAGATTAAACATATCTTTGACAATCTTAATGCGAAGTTTAGCAGATAATGAAAGGTCAACGTGTGCCATTTTGATAGCTAAGATTCTATCATCTGACCAAGTTGCAACTTCAATAACTGCCCAAGTATAGGCTATTAACTTGCCTGTGTCGTCTTTACAGACACTTAAAAGTTCGGAGAGAGGGGAATAGAACTGATTTACCACTGCTAAAGTGATATTTCTGCTGTAAACAACAGGTTCTGGTTTGAAGATTAAGTCAATCTCAGATTGGAAGTGGCTTTCAGCCATATTTACGATGTGCTCAACATCGTTGCCGTGAGCAGGAGTCCAGGTGTAATTCATTTCATTGCTTTCAAACTACTATTTAATAGAGGATAAATATAGACATGGAAAAGAATACAACAGAAAAGAAAAAGGGTCGCGGCGGTCCACGTCCTGGCTCGGGTCGCAAGAAAGGCTCGACCGAACAAGTTACAATTGACGGTTTGCTATCAGCACTTAAAGATAAGTCAGGTGGCAAGCCATATGAAACATTATTAGTTGAAGACTTCTTACAAGCTAGAACTCGTGGAGATAGTCAACTAACAGTCAAATATCATAATTTGATATTGAACAAAGTTATGACATCATTAGCAAAGATTGAGATTACAGAACCTCAAGATGCTATTGAAGCTAAACAAGCAGCGTTCGCAGAAGCATTAGCGAAGCTGACAGGTTTAAAGAAAGACTAAATAGATTATGCCATTAATGAAATCAACAAGCAAAAAAGCATTGAGTAAAAACATTGCTACAGAAGTTAAAGCAGGAAAGCCAGTGAAACAAGCCGTCGCCATTGGTTATGCCGTTAAAAAACAAGCGGCGAAAAAATCTAAAGGAAAAACAAAATGAAAGAAAATTCAGGATTAGCATTTAACGGTCAGGGCGGCGCAGGTTATTCTCGCAGTAAGACAGGTCAATGTGTAAACGAGTATACAGGTAAAGCCAATGACGGTGCTCTTATTAATAAGGGTCGTGGTCCAACTGGCGGCGGTACAAAAGTACCTGCTGATAAAGATATGATTATGGGTTGTCACAATCCTCAAGTACGTACTCCCGGCGGCACAAAAGAAATGCCAAAGCGCGGTAAAGAATCATTTAACTATGGTCGCGGTCCTACGAAAGGTAACGAATAATGGCTATCAGCGCATATCAAGTTACAGGCGTAACACATAAGATTACAGCTACTAGTACAAGTGCTCAAATTAGTATTACACCTTCAGAAGCAGGCATTGGCTTTAGCGGTCAAACAGGTCCTTACTTCTTGAAAATTACAAATGGTAGTGTGGATCAAAACATTTACTTCTCAGTTGGACTAACAAGTCAAACAGCCGTTATCCCTACAGGTGACGGAGTTCTTGCAGGTAGCACACCTATCCCTGCTTTTGCAGAAGTTATTATACAGGTTGCACCACAATCAGCAGCACCGGCAGAAATCTTTGTCGCTGCTGTAGCATCAAGTTCTAGCCCAGTATTCATCACACCAGTAGCAGTTGTAGCATAAGGAAAATAAAATGAGCAACCCACAATCAAAACCAATCAATCAAAAGCGTGGTCCTACTACTGGTAACAGTGGTACACCAAGCAAGCGTTCAGAGTTCATGGCTGAAAAGTCAAAGAGTTCTAGCGAAAAAGCTACTCTAGCTAACATGGTCACAAGTGCATTAGAAATGCGCGGACGTGGTCAAGCTGGTAAGACTAATCCTGCATTGGAAGGTCTACATGAGCGCACAGGACCAAAACGTAACCCAACAGCTAGTAAGAAATAAATAGCTTAGTAGATTGCTGTCTACAGGAGAGAGGACATGGGGTTCTCTCTCCACTTATAGTTTAGAAAAGGAAAAGAAATGACTAAAAAGAAAATAACACCATCCGAAGATATTTGGGATACAACAACAGATGTAAAAGAAGCTGTTGTAGAATCTATTAAACAAGAGATTCCAGATATCAGTAAAGTAAAAAAGCCACAAGCACCAAAAGCCACATCAAACGTTCAGTTTGACTTAGAAGGCTTAATGACCGACTTTCCAACAGCGAAAGAACTAGAACGATTTGTTTATGACGAAACAGGTATTGTTCTAAACTTAAAAGGTCGTGCAAACAAACTAAAGTATCAAGTTGCAATGGATGTTCTCAATGGAGAAGATATTGATCCAGTGTTCCTAGGTACTGACAACCCATATATCGACAGAACAGAACTAGTACCTATTGATCCAATCAAAGAAGTACCTAAGCGTGACGAATCACTACCAGACCGCAATCAAGTTCAAAACGTATTCTTCAGCCCTGTTATCCCGCATCCAGATGCAGAACAACGCGCCCAAGATAAGAAAGTTCACATGCTATTTCGCAAGTACAAGAATGGTATGATTTCATACGATATCTTAGGTCCATTGGAACAGAAACCATTCGGTGAAAAGATTGACAAGTTCGGTCGCACTCGCCCTGAAGTTATCAAATGGGTTGATCCACGTACAGGTGAACAAGTTGTTATGCGTGAAGATGGCACATTGACACCACAAGGTAAACGCCTACGTGCAACGATGCAAACATTCAGAGTTAACAACACTAATCAATGGGAAGTATGGATCGACCGTGAATTCGTTTCATTGAACGACACAGTTGCTAATAACCCATGGGACTTGGATAAGTAATATGCCTATCTTAGATAAAAATGGTAACGAACGTAAAATCATTCGTGTCGCTAAGGACGAAGTACGTGATGCTGTTAAGAAGAAAGAAGATATTATGTTTCAAGAAACTAAGATTCTTCAGAAAGTCAACAAAGTTCACCGTGAAGCATTTAAAGAACGCTTTCCAGGTCAAGTAGAACACTGTATGCGTCTTACAGCAGAACGACTTCAAGCTATACTAACTAAGAAGCCAACAGATTTGTCAAACCCTGAAACATGGGATTGTAATGCTGGTGAAATTAAAGACTTAGCTCATGGTTTATACTACTTGAGTATTATGAACCAACACTACCCAGTTGAGACAGAGTAATGATAGGCACAGAGACTTTAATGGCTCGTGCTTTAAGATGGGCGGTAGACAAAAACAATTTAACAGTTGAAAGTCTACCGACCATTCCAGGTCCATTAAGAAGTCAATTAGAAGATTTATCGATTGAAGTATGTGAAGACATGCGATTCAATCAATTGAAATACTTTCGACCCTTCGACCATCAATTAAAGTTCTTTGCTACAGGTAATTCAGAACGTAGAGGTATTCTAGCTGCAAACCGTATTGGTAAAACAGTTAGTACTTGCTTTGAAACAGCATGTCACTTAACGGGCATTTATCCTGAATGGTGGAATGGCTACAGATTCGATAAACCTATTACTTGCATGGTAGCAGGTGAGGGTTGGTCACAGGTTGCATTAGTACTTCAGAACGAACTACTAGGCACACAAGATATTAAAATCAGAGAGAATATAGGCACAGGTGCGATTCCAAGACATTGTATTGTTACTGATACTATGCGTAGTGATGGAGCGAACTGTATCGGTGTGGAAATCAAACATGTGTCAGGAGCTAAATCTTACCTATTGTTTGCAAACTACACACAGGAAGTTCGACAGTTACAAGGTTTTAAACTGAACCTAGCTGTGTTCGATGAGCAACCACCGGATGACTTCTTCTCAGAAATCGTTACACGTACTGCTACAACACAAGGTAAAGTATTATGTTCTTTCACACCATTAAAAGGTTTGAACGGGCTAGTAAGTAAGTTCTGGAACAAAGAAGAAGGATACGAGTATGTTCGTGTATCATGGGATGATTGTCCTGAATATGATCCATGGGGACAAGCGTTTCTGTTAAATAGTACTAGACGACAATTAGAGAAAGATTATCTTCCACATGAACGTGAAGCACGGATTGCTGGTAAACCTGTTATGGGTAAAGGCGCAGTATTTCAGCTTAATAGTTGGCCTACCTATAAGACAGGTGAGATTGACTTTAATACTATGCATAACATTCATAGAGTTATTTCTCTTGACTTAGGTCTAGTGAATGACAAGACTGTTATTAGTTTAATATACTGGGAACCGCATGAACGTACTGCGTACTTACATAGACAAATCGTTGTTCAAGGTATTGAAGAAGCTGTGCCAACACAGTACATCAATCACTTACTTAGACCAGAAGTCTATGGAACCCCAATCGTTCTTCCGGCAGATGCTTTTACAGCTGGACGATATACAATGTCGTCAAACTCAATTAGAGAGTTGTTTGAACAGTATCAACTTAATGTGTATGAAAAAGCGATTATGAATCCACCTGATAGTCAGGGACGAGTTACTAATCACAAAGCATATGGTATCAACCAAATGCGTCAGATGCTAGAAGTTGGAAGTTTAATGGTTAACGAGAACTGTACTCATTTCCTAAGTGAAGCACAGAACTACTTCGTAGATGAAAAGGGACGCTTTAGCGATCCTGACGATTGCATTGATAGCTGTCGTTATGGTATTCTTGCATGTCTTCAGGGCATAGCAGAACCATGGGACGATAGAACACCTGCACAACGCATGGCTGCACAAAGAGACAGATATATAATAAGAGATGACAGCACTAAACCTGCTTGGAAAAAAGCATACTCAGCTAATTAAGGAAATATATGGGAAAAGGCTCAGCACGTAGAAAAGAAGACAAACAAAAAGTTAATGATAACTGGGATTTAATCTTTGGTAAGAAAGATAAAGAAGAAAAGCCAGCAAAAACAGAAGATTCTACAAAGACTAAATAATAGATTACAAAGGACTTCTAGACATGCTAGATATTAAGAATATTCCCGTTGACGACATTAATCAGAATCGCAAGATTAACGAACGCTTTGTACGGATGAAGAATTTAATGGATGTGAAGATGGCTTCATATCTTCGTTATCTTGGAACTAAGAATGCAGTTAACAGAGCTAGTGATTATCATTATTTGTGTCTTGCTGTCACTGACAGTACAGCTCCTGTTAATGGTATTGACTATATTCACCCTAGTGTCAAGCCTGTAGTTGATTACGCTACTGCTGTTATTGCTAAAGGTTTGATGCCTAACGGTGAAATCAACTTTGAGTTTGTAGCTGACGGTGAAATGGATGAAACTGCTGCCCGTCAAGCCACTGAAATGGTTTCCAAAGTCGTCAATCAAATGAACGACCCGCACTTTATCTTAGAGCGCTGGATCATGGACAGTGCTATGCACAAAAACGGCATGATGATGATTAAGCCAGTGCGTGAAAAGATTACACGTTATGTTGAAACAGAAGGTACTTTAGAACAACTTAAAGCATTTGAAGCACAAGCTGCTGAAGGTGGTTTAACTGCATTACGTCAATCACGCCGTAGAGTTAAAGTTGAGATTGAAAAAGTCTGGAAAGAGATGCAAGGCTCAACTAAAGAATTCAATCAAGGCTTAGCACAAGAAATGGTTGGTGGTTTTGTTGACCAACTAGGCACTACTAATCCCGACGATATGGACGGATTGATGGAATCTAATACTGCTGGGTTAGAGACTCAGCAACTCGACGGTGAACAGCAAATGTTGAATGATAGTATTAGTCGCAACTCAATCTATTCAGCAAAGTATAAGTTGACCGGGTATGGTATAAACATTAAGTTCCACCCTATTGCTCAACACTACTGGATCTGTGATCCAACTGTACCAGAGATGAAGGATCAACCTTTCTGTGGTTACTATGATCCAATGACCATTCAAGAAGCAATGGAATTGTATCCAGATATTAACTTAGAAGAATTCAGAACACACGCCGAGTATAACATGAACGGTGCTTATCAAGCAGGTTCAGTACTAAACAACTTAGCTATTCACGCACGTGACTCAGTACCAGTCATGGGTATTCCTGTCAGTTCAGCAAGTAGTGCTGACCCAGATAGTAAACAAGTTTCAGTTGTTACTGTTTGGAACAAGTATGACATTGATGGCGACGGTGAATTAGAACTAGTAGAATTAATCTACAGTGGTTCATACATCATTTCGGCACGTGAAGTAGAGTTTATCCCAGTTGCTAACATGTGTCCCAAGCCCCTACCAGGCAACTTCTATGGCATGAGTATTGCTGAATCAGTAATCCCTATGCAAGAATACAACACCAGCGCTGCAAGGGCAGAGATCCAACTGGGATTATTAACAGCAACACCTCGTTTAGGTGTTAAGCCAGACAGATTAGACTTTGAGATGTTACAAGACGGCGAAGCAGCTATCTTTATTTTAGATAGTAAGTTTAATCCAGCAACTGACGTATATCAAGTTCCACCTCCTTCAGGTAACTTACAGTTCTTAGAAGTAGCTATGAATCGTATCCAACAAGATACAATGGCTATGGTTGGTATGACTAGTCCTACAGATGTATTCAACCCAGAAGTAATGGCTGCTGGTAACAGTGGTGTTAAATTACAACTTGCATTAACTCCTAACCAAATCATTCAAGACAACACAGTTCGTAACAGTGCTGAAGGTCTACGTGAAGCGTTATGGTTAGTATGGCGTACATTGATTCAATATGGTGATGATTATGGTGTTAAGAAATTAGCTCAAACAACTCACCCAGACAAGAAGCCTGAGTTCTTAGACTTTAAAGCATGGGACGACATGAACTTCTGCGACAGAAAACAGATTCATTTAGAACTAGCATTAGGTATGAATAGTGAAGAAAACGCATTAGGTCGTTTGCAGATTATTCAAAAGTGCCAAGCTGACTTGTACACAACTACACAAAGTATGGTAACTTCAGGTACATTGACTCCTGATATCTATAAAAAGATTAAGAAACCATTTGCTGATACATTGTATGTGTTAGGTGTTAAAGATTGTAATTCGTATCTACCATCAGACGATGAAGTTATGGCTATGATTAAACAAGCTAACGAATCTATGAAAAACAAAGAACCTAGCCCAACAGACAAGAAAGACTTGAGTACAGCTATGTTGAATCAAGTTAAAGCTAATCAAATTCAAATGGAAGTTTCAGGACAAGATGCTGAAACTCAATTAGACTACATGGCTTTAGCTCAGGGAGATCCTAAAGTCTACAGTTAAGACAGGCATAAATAACTTATAGATTAAGGAAATGTAATGATTAGCGAAGATTCAGTTGAATTTTACAACACTAGATTGACACTTGACTACAGTAATTTACATAAGATGACTCCTGCTAAAAAGGATCAAATTAGACATTACGGTAGTCAAGCTGAACAACTACTAAAGAATAAAGATTTGGCGATGTTTATACATCACCACAAGTTTGAGTTAGCAGATACCCTAGCAAGTATTAGGGGATTTACTAATGATGATAATAGTCAACGTGTTGCATTGGCACACGAACTGGCTGGAATAGACAATTTTGTAAATAGCCTTAAAAAAGCTGTTTACTTAAAAACGAAACTTGGTAACGATAATATCGCCCAAGTATAACTTAGAAAGAAAATTGAAATGACAGATAATATCAGCCCTAATGTCCCACAAGGCACGGCCACTGAAACAAACGCAGTCCCGAGTTTAGACTCAATAGCCGCAAAAATGACCGCAATGCGTGAAACCACATTACGTAATCAAATTGGCGCTACTAACTCAACTGAGACAGGTACAGAAACTTCGGCAGAAGATTCCAGCCCTGTGGCACCTAATGCTGTGCCAGAAGTTGATGATACGGAAACCGAATTATTTGACGATAGCAATCACGAAGCAGATAGCCCTGAAGAGGTAACTACTGATAGTAATGATAATTCTACATCAGATGAACTAATTGACTTTATTGAATTCGCAGAAACTAATCCGAACGCTAAGTTCAAGTTTATGAAGAATGGTAAAGAAGTAGTTATCGATGCTAAGAAGGCTGCGTCCATACTAGGTCAAGGATCAGCAATACACGAAGAAGCCAGACAATTGAAGATTGAACGAGCAGAGTTTGACGAATACTTAAACGATGCACGTGGACGACAAGAAGGTTTGACTTTAGCAATGGAATTTACAGTTCAGCCTAAATTGCGTGGTGCGTATGATGAGATTGTGAAAACACAACAATATCAAACGACATTCCAACAGCAATTAGCACGTACTAGCGACCCTGCACAAATCGCAAGGATTCAAGCTAGTATGGCACAGAATGAACAGTATATCCAAAGCCAGCAACAAGTTATCGGACAGCTTAAACCTGCTGTAGATGAATTTAGAAACATTCGTCAACAACAAGTCAGTGAACGATTAGAGTATCATCGTAAGAATTTTGAAGATAAAGAGTTGAAAAACGAATATGTCTTTAATGAACTTCGCGGTAAACTTGAAAAGTTGTGGCCACAAGCTAAAGAAGAAATGATTCCTGGAGTTAAGAATTTGGATCTAATTACTAGCGATGAAAAGTTGCTAAGTTTGTTACGTGACGGATTACGCTACAGAGATAAACCAACAACCAAGTCAAGTGGTGCAAGTATTGCAGCATTGACACAAAAACGTTCAGGTTCTAATTCAAACAATCGTGGCGGTGATGATTTATCAAAACTTCGTGAACAAGCCAAGTCCGGTGATAAGAAAGCCGGGGACAACCTCTTAATGGCGCAGTTGCAACGCATCCGTGCTGGTAGAGGTGGTAGATAAATAAAAAAGCCTCAATAACATTCATTTAAGGAGAATAAAATGGCAGAAATTACAACCAGTCAAATTGGTAACGGTACTACAGCATACGGCTCAGATATTGTTGTCAAGGATCTAGACCTAGATGTGTCTAATCGTGTTAAAGATGATACCCCTGTTTTAAACATGGCTATGTCAAAAAAGCGTAAAGTTAACTCAACTTTACCATTGTGGACAGACGATATCTATCGTGCTCCCGCAGTTCAAGCTCAAGTTGAAGGTGCTACAGTTGCAACTTCACAAGCAGAGTCAAATAGTCGTTACAACTTAGGTAACTACACGCAGATTTTCAGTACAGTTATTGCCGCTTCAGGTACTGCTCGTGCTGTTATGCAAGCTGGTGGTGATCCTCAAGCATATCAAGAAGTCAAGCAATTGATTGAATTGATGTTTGACGTTGAACAACAATTAGTTCGTAACGACCAAATCGGTACAAAGTATGCAGGTCAATCTGGCTCAGCATCTGGTCTACCATCAGGTCAAACTGGTCGTCGTATGGGTTCATTGAGTTCTTTCGCAGGTACTCAGTCATTCAACACAACATCTGGCACATTGTCAGGTTTAGACACATTCACAAACAACGAATCTACTGACAGTGCGTCACAAGGTTCTAACGTTTTGAACATCAATGCTAACGGTTCGAACTTCTATGCAGGTACATTTACTAACCAGTATTTCTCACCAGCATTGTACAAGCAATTGGTAACAACTGCTGAACAACGTTACAACGCAAAGATTCGTACTATTGTTGCTCCAACAAGTCTACGTACTTCAATCTCTGATAACATCACACAATCTCGTGGCATTAACCGTGTCAATTCAGAGCGTGGTGATACAGTTGCAACATACGAAGGTGACTTCAATTACACATACGAAGTTTATGATTCATGGATCATGGACCAAGCAGGTGTTTCGAACTCTATCTACTTCTTGAATGAAGACGTAGTTCAGTGGGGTTCATTGCGTGACCTAGGACCAAACAACGAAGTATTCAGTAACGCTGACGCTTCATTGGATCAGTTCATCATGGAAGGTACATTGATTGTACGTAACCCAGCTGGCGTAGGTATGTTGAACAACATCACTGCAGGTACAACTGCTCAGTCTTCATTGCCTGGTGCACGTCCTGCTGCTTTGGTACAACGTGTCAACAGCGGTGCTGGCGATGTAACACCTTAATTGGTAACGAGTGTAAAGAAACTCGATTAGAAAAAGGCTCCTTCGGGAGCTTTTTTCGTTTGATAAATACATAT